ACAACCCAATCACTAACCCGAACGATTACGGTGGCGGTGGAGGCGATCCTGGTGGGTCTGGTGGGGGTGATGGCACCCCATGCTCTACTACTGCTGACTGTCCTCCTGGGCAAGTCTGTATCGATGGTAGATGTCAAGATGATCCGAATGGTGGTGGTACTCCATGTTCTACTACTGCTGATTGTCCAGAAGGTCAGATCTGTGTGAATGGTACATGTCAACCTGATCCGAATTATAGAGGTGGTGATGGCGATCCAGGTGGTGGCGATGGTGGTTCTTGTAAACCCAAGTTCGCTGCTGTTAAGAGTGGAACATTCTATGCCACTGGGTATACCGAAGAGGTTGCTGACCTGATTGGTGCTGGTGAAGCAGCAGGATCTCTTATTACTGGCACTACCGTTAGCAACCCAGTTGCTGGTGGTAATACTAATTTAGAAGAAGTTGTTGCAAACTCCCAGATTGCCCAAACAGCAACTCTTGTTCCTGTGAACATCAGAGATGATGGTCTTGGTAACTTGATGATGGTCACCAACAGAAATGAGAAAGAAGTGGTTCTTAACGATTTAGTTGGAACTGTGGATTATGAAAATGGTATTGTTTGTGTTGGCCCTATCAATGTAGGCGATACACCTGATGGTACAAATAGGATTCCTGTTGTAGTTTTACCTTCTACTGGACCTATTACAATCCCACCTGGCGTTGACCCCACAATCTTCGACCCCAAAGTGTTCCCAAGGGATATCAACACTAATCCTGGTGCTGTTGATGCCTTCGATCCATTCAGTTTTGGCGGATGGAACTACGGTGGTAGCAACATAAATACAATCACGTACCCCACTGGAACGTTCTCGTATCCAGAACTGGACTCCTGTTTCTAAGAGATAAATGTTCGCAAAAACGATCAACATTTCTGACAGAGTTGCTAATCAACTCCCAGAATTCATCCGAAACGAAGATGAGCAACTTGTCAATTTCCTGATTGAATACTATAAATCTCAGGAAAAGACAGGTCGCCCATATAACGTACTTAATAATCTTATTAAGTATCTCGACTTAGACGAGTATGATCAGAAGATTCTTACATCGTCAACATCCTTGATTAAGGAAGTTGGGATTTATGATGAGATCATTGAAGTAGAACAAATTGATGGATTCTTGCCTAGCAAGGGTTCTGTGATGATCGATAACGAGATCATCTATTATGATGAGACCGTTCGTGGTCCAGATGCTATTCTGACACCTGGCATTTCTCTTGAAGAGTTCAATAAGAAAAGACAAGCATTAGAATCACCTTGGGAACTGTTTGACGGTGCAAGAACTACATTCCCGTTAAAATTCTTAGGTACTCCTGTATCTGCCGTATCTGCCGATCACCTTGCGGTAACAATTTATGGTGATCTGCTAATTCCTCAGGTTGATTACACTGTTTCTGGTAGTGAGATCACTCTGACAGTCCCACCCCGCGCAAAAACGGGTAATGATCAGGTAGAACTTACACAAATTCTGTATTATGTTGGATTTGCGGATTCTGTAATCAAGGATCTGGTGATTCCCCCCATCGATGACCTAGTGGGTCTCGACTCCACGACGATGGAGTATGATTCTTTACCATATTCTCCTATTGCTGAGATCGGTCTGATCATCAATAGGAATGCTGTCCTTCAACGTCCTTATCTGGACTATGTGTTGACGGACAACAACACAAAAATTAAGTTCTTTGTAAATATTTCAAATCAGGATACATTCCATATCCGCTCTATTGAATATGTTTCCCCAACTGTGGGTAGTGGTGCTAGTGCAGTTACCAGAGTTGGTGCTAGTGGTGAAATTGATAAGATCATCATCAAAGATGGTGGTAAAGGTTATCAACTCAATTTTGCACCCAAACTATCAATCTACTCATCGACTGGTGTTGGTGAAGCATCAGCAGGTAGAACCCTAGTTAACGGTATCAAAGATTCCCAGTTGATTAGAGGTGGTCAGGGTTACACTTCATACAACCCACCTGTTCTGAAAATCACTCCACCATCGGATTTGATCAACGGATCACAAGCAACAGCAGAAATCACTGTTGATGATGACACTGGTATGGTGTCCAGCATCGAAATCACTAACTCAGGTTCTGGTTATGATTTCATTCCTGCAATTACATTCTTAAATCCCGATGGTGCTGTAATCAGTGATCCTGAGATTGATTCTGAGGGTCGTTTGGTTCCAGCATCTATCGCTGTGACTCAGGGTGGTATTGGTTATAGCAATCCTCCTGAAATCTACATTGATGCTGCACCTGACGGTGGTATCAATGCTGCTGCTACCTGTACCGTTGCTCCTAATGGACAGATTGTATCCGTAACTATCACTAATAGGGGTAGAGGGTATACTACACCCCCAAGGGCGCGTATCATCCAACCAGTGGGCGCACAGGTGCTTGATATCACCGTTGCGAACGGCAATGTAACTAACATCAATTTGCTGACTGGCGGTAAAGGTTACTTAGATGCACCTTCTGTGTACATTGTGGACGATCGTAAGGGTCCATTGAATGAACCTATTGGTGGTACTGGTGCTGAGGCAGTAGCAACCATCTTCAACGGTGAGATTACTGATATCAACATCGTTAACTTTGGTACTGGGTATTCTGATACCCAACCACCTAAGGTTTACATCGCATCTCCCGCTTCTGCACAAGCATCTTGTGATGTTGGATTCGGTGAAGTGACTGGTTTCACTATTTTGTCTGCTGGACGTAAATATGAACCATCAGCACTGACTGGATGTGCTCGTGGTGTATCTGATGTTGCAACTTTCGACAATTTCTCTAACCAGATCTATGCAAAAGAGAGTCAACTGACTCAAAGCAGTCACCCTGCTGAATCTATTGTCAATAACCTTGACAGTATGATCATTAAGCAAGTATTCGACAAGTTCCGTCGTCAATACATGCCCACAATCAATCTTGACTACTCTCAGGTTAATCCTGTACTGGTTATTAAGAAGATTAAGGACTTTTACCTGTCTAAGGGTACCAAAAAAGCAACGCAGTACCTATTTAAGATTCTCTTCGGTGAAGAGATCGATGTTTACTATCCTAGGGATGAGATGATCACCCCTTCTGCTGCATCTTGGGTTGTTGACACCATTTTGCGTGCAGAATTGATTTCTGGTGATCCAGCAAACCTGAAAGACTCTCAGTTGGTGCAGATTGCGGATGCAGTTGACCAGAATATCAAAGATGCGTCAGTTCTGATCGAAAACGTCATCTCCATCATCGAAGGTACGGATATTATCTATGAATTGGCAATTTCAGAGGAAACACTGAATGGCGAATTCAAGATTCCATATAAAACAGTTCTTGTAGAACCATTAGACACTACTGGTGGTATTATTACTGTTGACTCCACTATTGGATGGCCAGAAAAGAACGGTACCATCATTATTGATGATAATGAGATTGTACAGTATAAAGATAAGTCACTAAACCAATTTATTGAGTGTACTCGCTCCAAAAACGGCGTTGTAGAGGATTGGGACCCTGGTACAATCATTCATTCTGATATTTTCGTATATGCCAACCGTGGACAAGATACAGAAGTACAACTTCGCATTCTGGGTATTGCAGAAGCAGGAACTACTGTTCTCGAAGATAGTGGTTCCTATTATCTGCCTGGTGACAAACTAAATGTTGCTGCATTGGGTTCTACCGACCAAGATGAGCGTCTACAATCCTGGTTGTACAACGTTAAGAAACTTATTAAGGTTTCTCAGATCATTCCTGGTGGTTTGAACAGAACTGCAACCGTAACTTGCGAAAACCCACATGGTTTGCTAGTTGAGGACACTGTTACCCTCTATGGTGCAAACCCTGCTGTATATAATGGTACATTTGAGGTTACTGCTCGTCTTGACGACTTTACATTCTCTTATCTGATTCCAGTACCAACAGATATCGAACCACAAGGTAATATCCTTCTATCTGTTGACCTAAACAGAGGTAAGTCTACTCAGAACACGATCAACGAAGTGATCTCTCTGTTTACCTCTAACGTACAGAACTCATTCTTCAATAATGACTATGTTTACGTTGCAGCATCAGGTCTACCCAACTATAAGGTCGGTCCTTTCAGTGGATCTGCACTTATCCCTGGTAACCAGCGTAAACTGCTGAGATTCCCCAGAACTGTCAATACAGTTTCAACTAGAACTACGGTATCACCCAATACACCAATTGGTGCATGGGTTAATGGTGTATCTGCATGGGGTTACAAGGATCAGGAGTTTGTAACCTTCGGTCCTCTTACTGGTATCGATATTACCAACGTTGGCGAAGAGTATGATGCTGGTTCTACACCTACACTAGAAATTACTGGTGGTGGTGGTTCAGGTGCTGTTGCATCAGTCATTGTTAATGGTTCTTTGAGTACAGTTGATGTACTCACCCAAGGATCTGGATATACTACACAACCTTTGATCTCAATCGTTGGTGGTGGTGGTTCAGGTGCTACTGCACAAGCAGTTGTGACAAACGGTCGTGTAACTCGTGTCTTGGTGGGTAACCCTGGTACAGGGTATACATCACAACCTACAATCTCCATCACTGGTGGTGGTGGTTCTGGTGCTACTGCAATTGCACAAGTTCGTGGTTCTATTTCTGGTGTTAACATCCTATCCAGAGGAACTGGATATACTTCTACACCAACACTGAAACTGAACTCTGGTGAAGGTGCTTTGGCACAACCCATTGTTATTAATGGTCGTATTGTATCTGTTGCTATCATTAACTCTGGCGATGGGTATACTACTGCTCCTACCGTATTCATCAATGGCGATGGTTTTGGTGCTAAGGCAACTGCTGTTATCGGCACTCTTGGTGAAGACAAAGGTAAGGTTATCTCAGTCAGTATCACTAACAAAGGTGTTGGATATACTCAGGGTAACACTACTGTCCGTATGGAAGCAGTTGGACAACTTGCAACATTCAATGCAAATGTGTTCCAATGGAATAAGAACTTAGAGTATAACCTCAGCACTAAGTATGACATTGCTCGTGGTTATGTCTTTACTGGATTCAATAACCAGTATGGCGGTGAGTATGCACACGTATCTGACCCCAAAGAACTCCGTTATGTGGTTGGCGACAACGTAATCCTTGATCCCGAAACCAATACCTTCAAAGAAGAAGGTACTGAGACTGGTGCTGCTATTTCTCACTCACCCATTCTGGGTTGGGCGTTTGATGGTAACCCAATCTATGGACCTTACGGTTACATCGATCCTACTGATCAGAACGGTGGTATCAGAAGAATGCGTTCTTCTTATAGACTGAAAACTAATGTAGTTTATGATATTGATACAAACCCAACACCTGCTCGTATTGATGGTCCTATACTTGCTGACTATCCTGCTGGACAGTTTGTTGATGACTATGAGTATGCATTCCAAGAAGGAGATCTAGACCCATACAACGGTCGTTTCTGTAAGACTCCTGATTATCCTGATGGTACATATTGCTACTTCATCACAATTGATGCATCAGAAGCAGGTCTTCCAGTATTCCCTTACATCATCGGTCCTGAGTTCAACTCAATTGTTGATACTTGGAACCTGAGTCAGAGTGCAGTACAAGAGAACATCCCTCAGGATGTGTCTCGTTTTAGAGATCCATATGAAGAAGTTGACATCGACATTGAGCGTCAACCCAACCAACAGTCAGATCAACTGGTTACAGAGAAGGAAGGAGACCTTATCCTTTTTGAAACTTCTGACATAGATAATGATGGTATCATTTCTCCTGCTGAAATTGCCACAGATCAGGTGATGACCGAGGAGGCGGCACTTCAAATCTATGATTATTTCCCAAGAGTATCGACAGAATCCAGAGTCGATATTGAAGTTGAGACAACAACGAAATTTGAGAATGCTCAGATCGATGGGTTTGTTATTGAAAATTCTGGTATTTCCTATCAAGTTAACGATACACTATTTTTCGACAATACTGGAACAGATGGTTTTGGTGCCTCTGCACAAGTCGAGTCTGTTCAGGGTGCTAGTATTGCAGCATATAGTAAGGAAGTCATCAACGACATCCCCTACGGCAAAATCACAACATCAACAGACCACGAACTAATTGGACAGGACGAGATCATCGTCAGTTCTAGGGTCATCACTGAGAATACCAATAAGAGATTCTACATGTCTGTGGTTACAGGCATTGACTCCATTTCGGTATCACAAACTGGTATTGGTTATAATGAGTCCATTCCACCATCTTATGAAATCATTACACCGTCTGGACAAGACGTTGAACTTGATATTGTACTAGATCTTACTACTGGTAAGGTTGATACTGTTAATATCATCAACTCTGGTTTTAATTATGATACTGAGAATTCTCCTCAGATCAGAGTTTCACACCCACAGAGATTCAAGAAGACTTATTACTGGTCCACTTCATTTGCTGAAAGTGCAGACTGTAAGTTTGAGATCACCGACTCTATTGTATCAGCAGAGCGTAACCTATACATCTGTGGTGAAATTACAAAACCTAATGGCGAATCAGCAGCATTCGTTGCTAAATTCAACGACCTAGGTAATGTTGTTTGGGATAGAACTTTACTTCCTAGTACATCTATTAAGGTGGCACGTTGGAAGAAGATGTATCTGGATGAGACTAGTGAAGAGAATGATCTCATTTATCTGATTGGTGAAACTGAATCTCAGGGAACTGCAAACCGTAATCCTGATATTTTAGTTGCCAAGTATGAATCTGGTCTTGATAATGCTAACAATCCAGAAGGCATTGTTAGATGGCAGAAAGAAATCGCTGGTGTATCTGGTTCTACTCGTCGTGACTATGCTGGTGACATCTATCTAGATGCAGACCAACGTGTGTATATCTGTGGTTGGACAGATACCAACTCACCTGATCCTGATGATATTTGGATCATTCAACTGAATAGTTTCGGTGATCTGATCGAGAAACGTAAGTTTGCTTCGGATTCCGAAGGTGAGCAGATGTATCAACTGTATTTCATCGGTGACAACAAACTTGTCTTTGCTGGTATTGATAAAGACAACAATGATCTGTTGTTTGGTGAAATGGAGTACGATGGTGCAAACATCGAATTCACATATGTCAAACGTCTTGCAATTTCTGGTGGTGACGTACAAAATCCACAGTTTGTGCTTGATGAGTACGATGATCTGTTCTTTGTATGTAATATGTGGAATGGCACCAAGAATTATGGTGTTGCATTCTTCAAGATTGCAATGTCACAGATCAAACTGGTGGTTGCAAGTCCAGAATGGCAATTCTCCAAGATTATGGCACCAACAGTGCCATTTGAGTCTATTAAACATGCTGGCATCACTCTTGACATCTTTGGCAACATTAACGTGGTCACAGAGATCAAATATGAAGATAATAACCTGACTGCTAACATTGCAAGTTTCAAATATGATGGAACACTGCTAAATCAGTCTGATGTTTGGAAGACTGCTACCGATATTGGATTTACAACACATACTCATGCTGTTGATAACTCTGGTGACATCATTCTGAGTTGCAATACTCAAAATCCCGATCAAACCATTGTTCATCGCTTTGAGAATGCTGCTAACTTGGTTGAAGACTCAACTAAGCAAGGTATTCCTACAATCACAGTTTTGAATGCTGCTAACGCTGCACATGATACTACTGACTATAAGTTTGGTTCTGGATCATTAGATTTCACTGCTCTTAACCGTATTCAGTGGGAAGACTTGAATATCACTACTGACTGGACTGTTGGTATGTGGGTTCAGATGGATTCTGCCCATGACAGCAGTAATGCTACTGTTGAGATGATTACAGCAGTTGCTGACACTGGTGGAACCGTTCGTTTCACGATTGAAGGTAATTCGGGTCTTGCTAACTATGGTAAGGTCGCATTGCAACTAACTCCTGCTGGTGCTGCCACTACCACAATATGGTCTGTTGGTTCTACTTATTGGGCAGCATTGTCTGACAATAATTGGCATCATATTGCATTTGTTAAGGAAGAACCTTCCTTGGGTTCATATGTCTACTCATGTTACTTCGATGGTGTCATTGTTGCCACTACAACAACCACTGAGAACATCGTACTGAATGATTTGTATGTTGGTGCTGAGGTTGCATCTCCTGCTACTGCTAACTGCTTCCTTGGTAATATCGATGATCTTATCGTTGATCCTAAGGCAGTATACACTACTGCATCATTCACACTGCCTACTGAGAGGTATAGAATCACTTCTGCTGATAGTAGCATTGAACTAATCAAGTTCGATAGACTGCATAGCAAGAGAGGTACATATACCCCCACCAGCGCCACCAGAAGCGGCGAGAACCTGCGTATTGAGGACATTGACGCTGGAACTGCGGGTATCAATGTAAATACGATTTCTAACCCTGTAATCACAATCTGGTCGGTTGGTTCTTCTGGTTTACAGATTCTTGACTACTCTGATGTAACATCTACACTAGCACCTGGCACTTTCAACTTTGTAACCGATAGATTTACTTACGAGACTAAGACATCTACTATTCCTACTCCTTTGGGTAGAAAACTGATCCTAGATCCGATTGTCCTTCCAAAATACTATATTAGGGATGCTGGTTATCAGAAGATCGATGCTGTTAAGGAATTTACCTTCAACCAGGATATCAAGTTTGAGAAAGGTTCAATTATCCAACAAACCAATGCTCAGGGTATTGTCCAAGCATTTGGTACCATTGTTGATATCCCAGTCGGCAGTATTGACGATCCTGGCGTTGGTACTACCTATAAAGTAGGTAAAATCTACGGTAACTTCAATAATACTGATCTGTTCCAAAATGACCTTGGTGAGACTAATACTATTGATGAAATTTCGTTTGAAGTCTCTCGTCCACAAACTGCATGGGAAGCAGGTAAGGTATATGCTGTAAATGACCAAGTTTGGTCAGATAACAAGATTTACTATGCAACTAACAATGCAACCTCTGGTGTAACCGAACCTACTCATACTATCGGTGCAGTAACTGATGGTGCTGTGGTTTGGCAATTTATTAGCGATGCTCCAAACATTGAAGTTAATCTTCTGGACTATCCATGGCCTGTGCCAACTGATGCTACCCCTTGGGCAGAAACCAGATCATATCAAGTTGATGATACTGTATACTTCGGTAGAAACAAATATACCTGTACAGTTGCTGGTACCACTGGTACAACCGCACCAACCCATACAACAGGAACAGCGACGGATAATTCCGTTACATGGACATACACTAGTACATATGATCCACTTTATAACTATGCTAGGTTCCGTCCTACTAATGTTCTTGATTATAGAGTAACTATCCTGAATACTTTCAGTGGTTCTGACTTTATTGTTGGAGACGTGGTTTCCCTTGGTAATAGCGTGAATGCTGGTCCTAAGGAAGACACTAATAACAAAATTGCAGAAGTAAGTGGTCTATCTAGTGTTAAGACTATTCGTGTTACTGTAAACCTGAATAAGGACATTGTTAGAACAGCAGAAGCGAATACAGACCTTATCTATTGTTCTGCACTCTCTCCACACAACTTTAAGACTAATGACATCCTCTTTGTTGAAGGATTTACAACTGCTGAGTTTAACGGTTCATTCTTCGTAAAAGAGGTCTTCTCTTCCAGAGATTTCACTTACAGAATGAGAGCAACTGCTACTGGCGAACCTGCTTTCGAGCAAAACGCTATTGCAAGAGTTAAGATTGCTTCTAAGCACCCAACCTTGCTTCTGGTCAGAAATCACTCTTATATCTTTGATATGAGTGATATATCCAACTTTGGATACTATCTGTCGTTTGCACAAGATAACCAGTTCAAACTGGAATACTCTTTCAACGTAATCGAGCGTGAAGGTACTCCTGGACTTTCTTCCGCTACTGAGACCCCTGTGGTCAAGTTTACGATCGGTGGGGAAGTTACTAACATTACTTACTACTTTGACCCGTCTAGAACAACTACTACATCACCAGTTGGAGAAAACTCCTTCATTGACGTTATTAAGACACCATTTGATGGTAGATTCCAGATTAGCGAAGTTATCTCGGATACTGAGTTTAGATTCCCTCTTCTCACCGAACCTGAGTTCACTAATGCTGAAATCGGTCTGAATGATAGAGATGTTCCTAATACCATCTATTCAACGACTTCTACCAAAGCAATCGGTCCTATCAACTCGATTCGACTAATTTCACCTGGTGGATTCTATAAGAAACTCCCAATCATCTCTGATATTGCTTCTGATCGTAAGATCGAGAAACTGCGTATCACTGCTGCTGGTACTGAGTATGCACCTGGTGTATACACTCAGATCAGTATTGATGGTGATGGTGAAGGTGCTTTGTGTAATATCACTGTTGAGAACGATCCTGAGACTGGATCTGGTGCTATCAGCGATGTTGCACTTACCGATCCTGGTAAAGGTTATACCTTCGCTAGTGTTGACATTGACGGCATTCCTGGAATCCTTGGAGCACAACTTGCAGGTTCTGGTGGTGCAATCGAGGTTGTCATCCCTGCCGAGGGTACGGGTGCTGCTGTATTCTTAACAGGTACTCAGATTGGTAAGATCAAGACTCTGAAAAACAATGAGTTTGGTTATGGTTACTCCCATGACTACACCCTACGTCCTGAGATTGCATTCCCAATCAACCTGCAACTGTTCAATACTTCAATTCTTTCACAGATTAAGATCACTAATCCTGGTGCTGGTTATACCTCTGCACCTGCTGTTCTTATCTCTGGTGGTGGTGGTGTCAATGCAGAAGCAGAAGCAGTTGTCAAGAACAACAGACTTTCTGAAATTCTGATCAAGAACCCTGGTTCTGGTTACTCTTCACAACCAGTAGTTACATTGAAATCAGAGTTCACATACGTTGTGAACCTTGACCTCAACTATTTGCAGTTCAACTTCCCACATGGTATTACCACTGGTGCTGAGGTTCAGTTCCGTGCTGATAACATCGGTTCACAAGAAGGCATCCTGCCGAAACCCAGTAGCGTTGGTTTGACCAGTTTGTCTGCTACTCAGACTTACTATGCTATTGCTGGTGATGCAAACGGTCTTGAATCCGATCAACTTAGATTCGGTCTGACCCCAGTTGATGCTGAGTCTGGTAACTTCATCACATTCTTGACCCAAGGTGATGGTCGTCAGGTTCTTCTTACCGAGGTGTTCGGTGGACAAGCAGAAGCAGTGGTTGAAACTTCCAGATTCTTGGAAGGTGAGCAAGTGTTCCAAGGTGAAACCTTCGAGACTGCAACTGCATTTGGTGTCGTTTCTGAAAATGATGGTTGGCAGATTCAACCGAAGATCCTTAAAGTTACCAATCCTGACGGAGACTTCGTTGTTGGTGGTAAAGTTCAAGGTATCATTTCTCGCGCTTCTGGTGTCATCGACAACCTGAATATTGCTAAGGGTGTTCTGAACATTGATGCTATCACTAAGACTGCTGGTAGATTCACTGATGACGTTGGCAAACCTTCTGAAATTGTTCAGAAGATTCAAGACTCGTTCTTCTATCAGAACTTCTCTTACGTTATTAAGTCTCAGATTCCTATCAACAAGTGGAAGAATCAGATTCTGGAAAACAACCACCCAGTTGGTTTCAGCATGTTCGGTCAGTTAGAACTGACTGGTGGTAAGGATATCTCTGGTCGTAAGGTTGCTGCTGACTTCACTAAGCAAGTTAACATCAATGAGTATACTAATGTCAATGAGATTACTTCATTCGGCGCTGCTCAACCAATCTATTCAACCTTCAATAACTCCGAAGTTCTCTTCCGTAAGAAGAGACTGACTAACTCTGAGGAAATTCTTACATCTATTGTTAAGAAGATTGATAACATTTCTTCTCAGTTCGATGGTGTCACTAAGGCATTCCCAATTACAGTTGAAGGTAATCAAGTAATTGTTAACGAGAATCAACTTCTTGTTACTTTGAATGGTGTTATCCAATCACCAGGCAATGCATATAATGTGGTGGGTGGATCTATTGTGTTCTCAGAAGCACCTAGACCTGACTCCAAAGTGGTTTATAGGAATATCTCTTTTGATATTATGCCTATTACCAGATTGAATCTGAATACTATTGCTGGTATCTTCCCATCAATTGGCGACACCGTTAATGGATTCACAACTCAGTCAACAGCAAGAGTTGTTGCAACTGGTGCGACTAGTATCGACGTTGTAGACATCACTGGCGGAACTGGAACATTCGATCTGAATGAAAGAGTTGACGTTGGTAGAACTGGGTTTAGTGCTCTTATCGGAACCATCGATAAGTCATTCACCAAACTGTTCTTGCAGAGTATTGGTGGCACATTCGGAACAATTTTAATCGGAGATATTGTAACAGGCCAAACAACTGGTGCAAGAGCAACTGTAACCTCTATTGACCTAACTGATCAGAGCATCCAAGTGACAGACATGTCTAATGGATACTTCGATCGTGGTGAGGATATACAATTCTTTGCCGCTGGTTATGGCGCTAACATCTTGAATGTTGATAGTGTTAACTATAAGACTATCTTTGAATTTGGCGAATCTCTCACAAGTCTTACCAACGACACTGCTATTGTTGAAGAGACCAACCTTGACCTTGATGGTAACGTCTCCGATAAGTTGGTATTGTCTAAGACCTCAGGAACTGCTGAGTATGAGACTGGTGCATATAACCTCCTTCTCAATGATATCTTCTATTCTGCTGCATCTAACATTGCTGGTCGTATCACACAGATCTCACCTTATAGAGATCCTATCACGAGCATCAATGTCGAACGTCCTTCTACCGTTACTGGCGAATGGGCATCATTCCAAGAAGGTGATCAATTCCTTGGTTTGACTTCTGGCGCAAGAGGAGAAGTTGTTAGAATTGACTATGAGGCATCACCACCTATCCTGTATTACCTCAGAAAGACTGAGCAGGACTTTAACTTAGATCCTAATACTCTTGATCCTACTGACGGTGATCAGTTAGCAGTTTCCGAAACTGTACAAAAGTATGAAAATGATGTCAATGGTAATGAAATTTTAGATTCTTTGACTGAGACTCTTCTTGGAGAAGCAAGAATTGGTGATGTGGTTGATACTCTGATCATTAACAGAGGTTCAACATTCTTCGGCATGATCTTCGAGCGTTTGATCTCTCTAACCAACCAGAACCAAATCCTTGATGATGTTTCTAAGACTACTATCACACCTGTTGAAATTCTTGACAGCACTGATCGTATTAACGCTGACTTCCTTGACTTTGAAGAAGTTCGTTCTACTGAAATCGAATATGAAGATCTCACTGGCGGCACATTAGCAGTTGGCGATAAACTTCGTTCTATCCAAGTAACATATGGCAACCCAGTAACAGATTCCCTCAACAGATGGAAAGATGCTGGTCGTATGATCGAGTTCAACAGACAGGAGATCATTGACTTTGCTAATGCTGAGATTTCTGTTGAGCACCCTGCGTTCTACTATCCTGGTGACAACCAGACAGATCAGTTCAGCAGATTTGCAGATTCTTATCGTCTGATTGCTAAGAACAAAGAATACATCATCGCTAAGTCTTATGCAGACATGGTTGTTGAGTATCCTCTTCTGACCGTACCTTCTTCTACCAAGTGTAAGAGAGATATTGGTAAGTATATTGACGCACTATCCATGGACATGTTCCAAGGTGGTACTGTTTATACACGTAAACTTCTCCAATCCTATTTCAGTACAGATGGTCTGACCTTCCTGTATATTGACGGTGAAGAGCAAGCAACTGAATATGCGTTTGAGCAAGCACTCAACTATATGAAGAATGCTCTCACTAACATGCTCACAGGTAGTGAGGTTGTTGATGGTGTAACTTATGTCAAGTATGACGAGAGATCTAGTGGTGGATCTAGTGGCACTGGCATCACTGCTGATCCATCACCTGGTAATAATTATGGTACTGCTGGTTCCAATGCTATAAACTATGGTGCTACAAATTGTTCTGATGTACAGTCAGCACTCACAACTCTCTTTACTAACGTATCCGAAGTTCTGCTTGCAGGTTCACTATCTGATCTGATCGATCTGTCAGAACCCAATACATACAGTGCAAACGAGACTAAGTGTCGTCGTGACATCGGTCTGATGGTCGATGCTCTCGCTGCTGATATTGCAGGTGATGGTAACTATCAGATTGTCGAATTTACTAAGAAATACTTCGATAACGCTGGAACACCTATCAGCAATGGTCTGGTTGGTGAAGTTACCGAATCTCTTACTGCATTCAGAAAAGCAGGCGAGATGTGCCGTAAGGCAATCAACAACCTTCTCTATGTTCAGGTCAACACCAGAACTGCTGAGACTGGTTATATGCTGAAAGATCCGACCACATATGCTGGTCCATATCTTGGTTCTTCGGGAAGTGAACTGACTGAGTTTGATGTAACTAATGCTGCATATGTGTCTGGCAGTGGCATCATGACGTTGACGATCGGTTCACACTCACTGACAACCAGCGACAGCATTACGATCAGACCTTACTCTTTACGTTTCACATGTAGTTCTGATAGTAATGCAACCTTCCACGATTACCCACGTACTGGCGATCCTGCATTCAATACACCCCTGACTATCGATGCTGTAACTGCTACAACCATTGAAGTTAACGTTGGTGCATCACCTGCTGGACAACAGTACGCTCACACCTTCATCAGTGCTGAGGATAACGCTGTATTCCAAGGTGGTGGTACTGAGGCAGCATACTACGATCCTAACTACTACTCTGGTAGAAACGAATCAATCGGTAACTGTGCTGATGTTCAGGCAGGTATCCATACTCTGGTCGAACTGGCAGCAACTGCTATCGGCGCTGGTAGTCTCACTAGCATCAACAGTCTGGCAGTTGTCAGTGATGGTTCTTATCAGATCAATGAAAACCTACGTGTTTACAAACTATCCTACAAAGATCCTGGTGGAAATGGATTCTACATCCCTGGTGATGTAATCAAAGGTGCAACATCTGGTGCAACATTCTTAGCGAAGGGTGCAAACTCTGGTTTGAAGTGGTTGTATACCAATTCAGTTACTGGCACTTTCCAAGATAGAGAGATTCTTTCTAACACCAAATTGACTAGCAGCAATGCAGTCTTGACTGGGTTGATTAAGAAGTCTGGTTCTAAGTCTTTGAGACTTGATGCTGGTGGATATCTGTCACATGAACTGAGCGAAGTTCAGAAGTTCCAAACTGCTGATTTCACAATTGAAATGTGGATCAGACCTACAACTCTGTCTGGTTTGCAGTATCTCTGGGATACTCGCACCAGCGGTGCTGCTGAGGTTGGATCTCCTGTTCTGTATTTGAATGGATCTAACATCAATTGGTACCTGAATGGTAGTGATCAAATTTCAGGTGCTCATAACTTAGGCACTAACGCTTGGCATCATATTGCTGTCAGCAGAACAACAAACATCACCAAACTTTGGGTGAATGGTACACAAGTTGGTGGTGACTTCACTGATAACACTAACTATCTGGAACGTGCGTTCAAGATCGGTGCTGACTTAACAAATGCTAATGGATTTGTCGGTTGGATTGATAACATCATTATTAAGAAAGGTACCTCAGACTATACTGCAACCTTCACACCTGGTTCTACCTATCCTACTGCTACTACTGACATCTCGTTCGGTATGAGTATGGAACTGCCTCTGATCATGAGTGATCAGGAAAGATATGGCGTGTATACTGGTCAAACTAACTCTTCTGCAACTGCTAAGAGTATTGACTTTGATAATAAGCAGTTCATCATTGAAGATATTAACCTCGCACGCGATGAGCATCGTAAGTGTGCAGATCTTATCGAACTTAACTACGACTGGATCGCACAGGTTGCTATCGGTTTGATGAAGGAGAAGTATTCCGACTTCCTCATCCCTGGCGATACTCTTGATGGAGTTGGAACACAGCAAGGTACTAACAAGTGCTTGCGTGACACCAAAGAATACATCTTGAAAGCAATCGTAGAAGACATTAAGTATGGTGGTAACTATAACAGCGTCATCGCTGGTAGAGGTTATCTGACTAAGGAGGGTGGTTTAAATTATGTGGGTAATGAACTCCTACAATCTATCTACACTTGGACAGAACTTGCTAATGTTGTTAATTATGTAATTACTACTACTAGTGGTGATCTTGAAACCTATAACGGTACTAAGTATACTGAACTTCTTCGGATTCCTAACAACTTTACATCACCTGCATCTACCGCCGTAACTGACGAGATCACTGCTCTTTCTAATACCATTGCAGATATCATCGGACCTACTGGTGATAGATTCCGTGATGCAGGCGATATGATCTGGAAGAACCGTAGTTACATTGCAGAAGAAACTGTTGGTTACTTGCAGGCAAACTATATCAAGGAAATCAATGGCACTACTTACGATTTCCTGACAATGCCTGGTTATGGCGACTCCTACTGTGAGCGCGATATCAAGCAACACATTTTGCCTGCTGTTGTTACTGACTTGATTACTGGTGGTAACTCTGCTACCCAGTATGTGATTGATCAGTACATCAATGTCAACGATCAGATCATTCACATTGAGAATGAACTTGGTCCAATGTTGGATGCCTTTACCTTCATTAAAAAGTTGGTACATCATGCAGTTAACAATACTCTTCTAAGCAAGGGTACGACTGCTGCTGAGTTCAGCGTTGATTTTGAATATCAAGATGATTACTATATTGCACAATGGACCGATCTTGCTGCATACAGAGATAATACTCTAATCATCGATAGCAAGGGATATGACGCTAGTAGTTCTGATACCAACAAGAATCTTGATGTTGCTGATCTAATTGAAGCAAACAAGCATGTAATCGCAAGAGAAGCGGTTTACACGATGAACGATATGTCCAAGTATTTGGATCTTGCCGTTCCTGGTGGTGCTCAAAATTGTATTGATGATGTGATTGACGTTCTTGATGCTGTGATCCATGACATGAGATTCGGTGGCAACTCCAAGACCTGGGACGCTGCTGCACTCTACCTGAATGAAGAAGATGACAGTTTGAAGCACATCGAAGGTGAAGTTGACGCTTCGATCGATGTATATAAGATTGCTGCTGAGATCTGCATCCTAACGATGCGTAATGGTTTCGGGCGCGACAACCTGTACATCTACCAAGAAGATGGTGGTGTGGATCCTGTAACTGGTGAACCAATCAGTGGTGGATCTTCTCTCGATTCTGTTGATGTCAGCACTTATGAAAGAAATGGTGCTGATGACCGTTTCGTTGATGCTGGAAATGTCATTGATAGAAACATCCGCTTGATTGCTGAGGAAGCAGTTGCACAGGGTCTTGCCCAATATCCTTCACTAACTATCAACGGCGCTGGTGGCAGTGGTGGTGTCAAGAAAACTCCTACTTCTGCAACATATAACCAGGCAAATGGTGATATGACACTGACAGTTGTTGGTCATGGACTTTCTACTTCTGATAGAGTAACCATCAAACCTGGTAGCATCGTCTTCACATGCACCAGTAATGCTAACGCTACTGAACATGCATACCCAAGACAAAGCGACCCCGCGTATAACACATCATTAGCCATTAGTGCTGTTACAACGGACACATTCACCGTGAACGTTGGCGCTGCTGCTGCTGAGTACCAATATGCACACACATTCGTTTCTGCTCAGCAAGACGCTGTGGTGACTAACGGTTACATTGACTGTGTTCATGACGTGACTGACGTTCTGTCTGCCATGGTATGGAACTTGAAGTATGGTGGTAACAATAAGGTCTTCAAGTCTGCTGAACTGTATGTCTCTGGTAGTAACCTACAACATATCGTAGGTGTTTCTACTGAGTCTATCTGGATTCTGAACAAAGCAAGAGATCTTGCAATTCAGGCAATGAGAGATGAGACCATCACGATCACTGCTGCTCATGGATTCACTCAGAAGACATACACAGATCTAGATTACTTCCCTTACAGCGAGGGTGGTTATGCGATCACAGTCGATACTGACTCACCTAAGTGTGCTGACGTTGCTTCGGCAATCAACACTATGATGTCGATTGTTACTGACACAATCACTACGCCTGCAAGTATCGGAGACGGTACAATCACTAAGACTCTGCCATTCATCTGGCCTGTCAAGTATTCACCCGAATATGTCCAACGTGACGTGTCGGTTACGTATGAAGATGGTTCAGATTGGAATCAAGTTTGTGCTACTCAGGCAACAAATATTGAGACTTTGTTCGACATTGTTATCGATACAATCAGCACAGCAAATGCTGGTAATGCAAGTCACCTCAATGGTGTTACTCGTGATACAGGATACAATGCCAACACAGATTATCAGTATTACACATGCTACGACGCCACCTCAGCATCTGACACTCTCTTTGAGTTGATGGAAGAGACACTTGGTGGTGGTAGTAAGTCTGATAAGGCAGTTGCACGTCGCATCTTGTGGAACAAGCACGCGGTTTCCCTGAAAGCATTCTCCGAAGTTCAAACAGCATATCCAGCAACTGTTGCCGAACAGTCGTTTGGTGATGCATTGATTGACGGTCTGTTGTATGACTTGAACACTGGTGGTAACATCGGTATCCTGAGAATCGTGAATACTTGGTTTGATGGTGAGGGCAACTTCATCGCATTCCCTGATGTCACCAAGCAGCATCTTCTCTGGTATGTAACTCGCATCAGTGAGTATGCCAAGCGTATTTTGGATGACTACAATGACATCTTGGTTGGTGGTGAGTGGTATGGATATGACATCTACTTAGATGAGACTCATATCAACACTGGCGCTATCGAGCATAGATTTGAATATGAGCAAGAATCTACTCAGTTTAAGATTGATAGTTCTCTCAATGCTGCATACTTTGCTATCAGCAGAGGTACACCTCCTGCACAGAACAGTGTTCAGTGGACCAACAATATTCATGCTACTAATGCACAGAATCTATATGACGAAGGTAATGATTGGAACACTGATCCTGATCTGATCATCAACACACCTACTGTTGAAGTTGGTTATGAAAGAAGAGAGAACAGAATTATTATTCAACGTCCTAACTTCTATTCACGCGGTGATATTCTGCAATATGCAATTGCATCTGCTGATGTTGAATCTGCTTTCGCTAATCAAGATTACTTCTATGTTCTCAATGCAACACCAACGCAATTTGAGATCACGAGGGAAATTAGACATGATGCAAGATTCTCTCGCTTCTCAGTTGACACAAGAACTTCTGGACAGCAGCAACTGCAAAGTCCTGTAAGATCTGGTCTTGTACGTCAATCAACTACATACGGCACAAGAGATATTGACAACCCTGTCAGTGGTGGTTTTAACCTCGCAGACGTGGTTGTGGGCACTACATCTACTGCAAGTTCTGAGATTGTTCGGAACAAGAATAACTCTGCTGACATCATCAAACTGTATTACAGATACACCATCAGACTTGCCACTGGCAGGTTCACAGTTGGTGAGGAAGTACAAGTTCAAGGTGCTGGTGCTAACAAAGGTATCGTCATGCAGACCTCAATCCTCACGGGCGATAATGAGGATGAAGGTTGGGTGTACATCGAAAATATCACGGGTACGCTTAGCAGCACTCAGGTGCTCGAAGGTGTGGACAGTGGAATCACAGCAGAACTCAGCAGTGACGGCACAACTCGCATGTTGATCAATACTGATCGTGGTGGGTTTGCTAACGGTGAGATTATCTTTAACAAGGATAACGGCGCTGAGGCAACCATTGTTTCCTTCGAGAACTCTGCTGGTATCTTGACTGGTAACAGCGGTGGTCGTATCACGATTGACATCGAAACTCTGCAAGAGGACTTCACTGATGGAGACATCATTTACGGTTCTATCACTGACAAGATCCTTGATATTGGTAAGATCAGCAAAGAAGGATTCAGAGACATTGAACTTAATCAGTTCGTACACGCGGTTAAGACGATCGAGTGTGATGTCAACAGCGTCCTGAGAGATCAAGGTTTCGAGGGCGACTTCAAGAGAGGTGATATTGTTTATCTCCTTTCAGGTGGTGTACCTAAGATTCCTGGTTGGACTGCTCTCGTTACAGATTATGTGTATGAGGAAGGCGTTCAGCATAAGATCTGGATCGCAAACTTGACACCATATGGCGCTGCTGCTGATGGCACTACAACCACAGATCCTCAGGAACTTTTGACAGGTGGTTTGGGTAGATTTGAAAACCTCAATAACTTCCCAATCATCTCCTGTGATATTACTACGGTTACTGAGACAAACTACACGTCCTACGGTAAGGTTTCTGGCAAGTCAATTAGTGGCGATACAGGTCGCCTATGGTTGGAGGATGTCAATGGCGATTTCCCATCAAACTTGTCAATCAGATCTGACTATGGATGGGCTGCTGGTGTTACCCAAGCGAAGAATCTCTTGGGTCGCTGCGATAGGTTCTTCCGTGGATTCGATGGCACTGCTGATACCTTCAAACTGACGGTTAGCAATGGTGAAGCATACTTCCCAGATCCCGCTGGTCACCTACTCGTCTTTGTTAATGGTGTTATGCAACCTCCTGGTGCTAACTTCGCATACACTGCATTCTCTGACCAGATCACGTTCACTGAACCACCTACCATTGGATCTGAATTCATTGGTTACTACGTGGGTAAACTGAGACAACTGGATGATATCTCGTTTGAGTTTGACTCCTTGCGCTCGTCCTTCAACCTGAAATATCAGGGTGGTTTCTACTCACTGACGCTGACTGAGGGCGTTTCGTCTAACACGATTCTTCCAGAAAACAACATCATCGTCTCGCTCAATGGTGTTATTCAGGAAGCAGGTATTGGTTATGAACTGGTTGGTTCTAGAATCATCTTCGCTGAGATTCCTCGTGCAGGATCAACATTCGTTGCCTTCTCTTACATTGGTTCCGACGCTGACGTTATCGCAGCAACTGTCGTGCCACCGATCGAAGCAGGCGATGTTCTACAAATTGAAGGTGAAGCAGACGAACGTGAAGTTGCTCTGATTGAGTCTTCCAACTCACTGATCACCTTCGAGTACACAGGCACAGTTAAGGGTCGTGGTGCTACCGCTCTTGCATCAATCAAGTCTGGTGAAATCACTAAGGCAATTATCACCTCACCTGGTGATGGTTACTCCTCGCGCCCGAACGTGGATGTGGTTTCCTCCACTGGTTTTGACGGTCGTGTTCGTGCCCTAATGGGTCTATTGAGAATCGATGTCAAGACTGCTGGTATTGGTTATCAACAACCAATTGTTGATGTTCAGACTACCGTCGATGATGATTTTGTTGTTCCTAGTGGACCTGCTGTTAACCAAGGTTTTGACACCTACGCTGGTGAGGGCACTGACGCTCAGGGCAACCCAATCGTTATCACCCCTGGTTATATCAACGTCGCATCGCAACCTGTGAACGTGACGGTGAACCAAGGTCAGACTGCATCCTTCACGATTGTCGCTCAGTTCATCAACAGTTCTGATAATCAGATTGGATCTACTGCTCTGAACTATCAGTGGCAGCGTAAGCAGTATGGCGAAACTAACTGGGCGAACATCACTGGTTCTACCAGTGCCACATACACATCATTGACTGCCGAACAAGCAGATGATGGTGATGAGTTCCGTGTTGCAGTTACTGCTGCTGGTGCTACACCAATCTACTCCAACTCTGTGATCCTCACAGTACAGACTGGTGCCACTGTTATTAACAACTTCAACCCGACTCAGATTTTTCAATAAATAGATAAAAAGCACAATGACGGCAACCGCTGAATTTAACGCTGGCACTAGGACACTTACCGTAGATGCGGATGGACTACCATCTCCCGTAGCATACGGTACGTTTCCTAATGTAAACAATCCGAATAGCGTCACTGAGCAAGCATTTGATCATGACTTCTATTATAGAGGTGGTACCTTTGGTGTAACTAGGCAATTGGATTCCAATGTCTATGTACATGAAGGGTTTTTTATTAGTGTTGCATTGTCAGTTGCTGATAACTCTTTATTGGGTAATCAGATTCAAGTTGGTGACAGAGTTCTTTTTCTGTTTGATGAAGGCACAGCAGAGGAAGAGAAGTTAGTATTTACATATAGAGGGACAGAACAAACTGCAATCCCTGGTGAATTTTGGAGAGAGACTGATCAGAATTTACAACTGGTCATGGAGTATACAGCGACTGGTCGTACAGGTACATATAGTTATTATGATCAAAGAAATGGCAGAGTGAATACACCCTTAGGTGCTATTGGTATTGCTGCTAATGGAGTAGTTTTCTTCAATCCTTCTGCTGGTGCTAGTGGAAACCCACCAGTTAATTTCAGTTGGAATGCACACTTCCCAAGTTCACCAGTAACATTTGGTGAGGATGAATGTGGTGGACATCCCGAAGTCACAGGACAGTATCACTATCATGATACTGAGTTTTTGGAGTGTTGGAAGAATGGTGCTTCTATGGCATCTTACAATGATTACTATGGTTCTTCTCAGTATAATGGTGACAATCTAAGACATCCAGATGGGCATTCTAAAATCTTAGGATATGCATTTGATGGATTTCCTATCTACGGTCCATACCTTTATAGTAATAGATGGAATGTTAATTCCAACATCACAACTGCTACTAGTTCGTATCGTGTCAGATCCGAAGAGGTAGAAAACAGACCAATATATGGAGACTCACAGCAGAACCCCCCTGCTGGATCCTTGATGGAAGATTGGGAATATGCAGAAGGTCTGGGTAATTTAGATAGACATAATGGTAGATTTTGTATCACTCCTGAATTCCAGAGTGGCACATATGCATATTTCTTATCTACTGAGGTAGATAGTGAGAATAATCTACAACCAGTATTCCCATATATTATGGGTCTAACTTCTCGTGAAGTTCTAGATCAACCACCAAACAATGGCGCTGCAACACCCCCTGCACCTCCTTCTGGTGGTGATACTGAGGCACCTCCTTCTGTCATTCAAATTGCTTTGCAACCTGCAAATGCAACTTATAATGTCAATCAGACTGTCACATTCTCGATCACTGCTGCCATCAGTCCAGAAGATGGACCTAAGGCATATCAGTGGTTTAGATCTACTGATGGTGGATTCTCGTTTGCTGTGTTGACTGGTGCAACTGATGCAGCATATACATTTACAGCATTGAACTACATGTCTGGATATAAATTCAGATGTGAAGTACGTGGTCCTTTGGGTCTAGGTGTGACCCCTGCACAAAACTCACCTCTAACGTCAGACGTTGCAACTCTGACTGTGACTGGTTTCGGTGATGGTCAAGGTGATTCAGACTTCTCTTCTACGGATACTAAGTTTGACACTACAAGCATCTCCTTCGACGCAACATAAATAGAATTGTAAAAAAAGAACGATCATGGCAAAACAGTTAGTCGGTATTGGATCTTCGGCAAATGATGGTACAGGTGATACCCTAAGAGATGGTGCCATTAAATATAATGCCAACTTTGAAGAACTTTATGACAAACTTGGTAACACTACGGATATCCAACTAGATATCGCTACTGCTACTGATGGCCAAGTGCTTAAATGGAGTTCAACACCGAGTGGTGCATTCCGTGCTGGCAACTTTGACACGTTAACTGGTAATCTAGATACCAACGGTTTCGATATTGTAACCGATGGTACTGATAATATTATTCTAAAACACACTGGAACAGGCGACATCCAGTTCTGGGGTGGCGGATCGGGATCCGCTTATACTTATATCGACGGTGATGATGGATACCTCAAATGGTACGCTCCTTACGCTACTCTGGGCGACCTTCCTGATGCGACTAACCATCACGGTATGCTTGCTCACGTTCATGGTACTGGCAAGGCATACTTTGCTCACTCTGCTGCTTGGGTCCCCCTGGTAGACGAGACTCAAAGTATTACTGTCCTTGCCGACGTTGATACTACTGTTAATGGTGGTCCCTCTGATGGACAAGTCCTGAAATGGAATGATTCTAACAGTGCTTGGGAACCTGCTAACGATGAACAGGGTACTGGTGGTTCTGGCGGATCAACTCAGAACTTGTTTGAAACTGTTGATGCTGATACTGGAACTTCAACTGCTTCTGCTCCTAACGATACCCTCGTTATTGCAGGTGGTACTAATATCTCCACAACTATGGTTGGTGATACACTGACCATTGATATGACAGGCACCTTGGGTGACCTAAACCAGAATGTGTTTACAACATTCGGTGCTGATAATGGAACTGTTAGTGCCACGGTAGTTACTGACTCACTGACATTTACAGGTGGTAGTGGAATTACCACTAATTTGAATGCTGGTGCAATTACATTTACTAACGACTCTCCTAACGTCGTCCAGGACGCTCTGAAAGGGGTTGCAGGTGATACTGGTACATATACCGCCGATGCTGCTGATTCGTCTATTACCATCGCTGGTGGTACTGGAATCTCTACTGCTGTATCTGGTTCAACAGTAACGATCACCAACACAGTAGCACTGCCTAGTGCAAACGAAGGTCAATCATTGATCTATGGCACATCTAATTATGAAGCAGTAGCATCTCCTACTCTTAACTTTGCATTTAGTGCTTCTGACAGTAATAACTATACCGTCAATGGACCTGGTATAGATGGTGCCACTGATGCCACTATCTATGTGTATCGTGGATTTACTTACAGATTTGACAACACAACTGGTGCTAGTCATCCGTTAGAGATTAGAGTATCTAACGGTGGTTCTCAGATCGGTGGAACATCTGGATCTATTAATAGTATCCAATATTGGACAGTTCCAATGAGTCTTGCTGCTGGCACAACTTATGTGTACCAGTGCAATATTCACAGCAACATGGTTGGTAACATCGTAGTCGTCTAATGACAAGAACAGTTCCAGGAAGTGGCGCAACAATTGAACCCGTCTTTAACAGTGTATATGGTGTAAAAGACGTAATTGTAACCAATGTGGGTAGTGGGTATGATCCTGCTGACCCACCTAGGTTAGTAGTTGGGAACTGTGGTACTCCTATTAGGGATGCTGTTCTTAAAGCAAATATTGGTGATAACGGCGAGTTACTGTCAGTTGATGTGTTAGATCCAGGTGAAGGATATGATCCTTTACGTTTGGATATTGTTAGCACAGATGACGGCATCGTTGATGCAGATGCAAACATATATTTAAACCCCGATGGATCGGTAAGTTTCTTACAAGTCAATCAACCTGGTGATGGGTACTATTCGGCAGAAGCATATCTCAGAGGTGGTGGTGGATCTGGTGCAGAACTAGTTCCTGTGACTGGTGGTGTGACTGGTTTGTCTGTTGAGAACAATGGTAGGAACTACACAGCACAAGATATTACTGTTGTTATTTCTGGTGGTGGTGGATCTGGCGCTAGTGGAGTTGCCGAAGTTAATCAATTTGGTGTTGTAGAAAACGTCAATGTAACCACAGAAGGTGAGTTCTTTGAAACACCCCCTATCCTTCAATTGATTGGTGGTGGTGGATCTGGTGCAACAGCAGAAGCAGAAATCAATCTTGGTAGAATCTCTGCCATCAATCTACTGAATCCTGGCGGTGGTTATACCTCAGCACCTCAGGTCATCTTTACTCGGGACACCAATTTAATCAGAAAGCAACGTAATAGAACGTCCCTGGTGTCGGACTTCTATAACATGACAGCATTGATTAGAGATTCTGATCCTGCTGACAGTACAATATATGTAGAGACTACTAACGCTTTCCCTGGTTCTGGTAAGTTCCAGATCGGTAGAGAGATCATTAGATATACAGGTAAGACACCTATCTCTTTCACTGGTTGTGATAGAGGTATTAACTTCCGCTATGACCAGCGTGTGATTCTGGATAATCTAGCAACAGATCCAAACACAGGAATCTCTGGATATAACTTCACAGTTTCTGATAGAGTCCGAAGAGTAGAAGAAGATAAGAGTAACAAGGTTGCTATTGTTTATGACTGGCTTCCTACCACTAGGGAGTTGTTCTTGACATTCCAAGTCGATGAACTTGCGTTTATCGATGGTGGTAGATCTAGTGAGAACACTGCTGTGATTCAGTTTATTGCTGGATCAGCAGCATCATCAGGAACTGGTCAAGAACCTCACGTTCTTTTAGACGATGAGGAAGGTACTATTGTTACATTTACAGATCCTATCAGCACTCTGGAAGGATTTAGATTTGAAGACGATGATGAAGTTGATGGTGCTGGTGACGGTATCATTGATCTGGTAAATACAGATACAGACTATGAAGATGCTATCAGTCTAGATGGTGGTATTTCATCCTCACTGTATGGTATTGAAGAAACTGTTGGTGGACAGAACACAACTCTGTTCCAACAGGGTGATCAAATTTATGATTCAAGTCTTGTACCTTTGACATCAACAGTTTCGACTGCTGGTGCTTTGGGTGATGGTGTGGATCATACATCTAGAAGTATATTAAAACTGAAAGATACCATCAATACCAATTTCTTAGTCGGTGAGATCGTCACTGCTAGTGTTACTGGTATCACAGCAACTGTTGAATCATATGTCAGCACTGCTGATGCATTTGGTTATAAGTATTTGACAGTGACTAATATTGTCAATAATGGCAATACTTATAAGTTCACAACGTCAGATACCATTGCTGGTGGCACCACTGGTGCTAATGGCGTATTTGTTTCACAAGAATACAACAATCTGGTCAGAACTGAACCAGAATAAGTCCCCTAAATAAAAGGAAGGTAACTGCTTAAAGATGGCACTTCTAACAGATCAATTTAGAATTTTCACTGCGAAAAGATTTATTAAATCTTTGGAGGGTGCTGATCCTACGCAGAGCGACCTGGTTGCAGGTACGTCGAGAGATCGACTGTATGTGTTTATCGGTCGCCCCCAAGAGTGGGATAATGAAAATGCTGCTCCGACTCCTGTGGATTCGTTCCAAGAGTTCTCGGACACATTTTCAGATATGATTTCATTGAAACGTGTGCTTGCGAGCGACACGATTCAAGTTGTACGTCGTATCGATTGGACACCACCCGAACAAACCACTGGTGGTTTGGGTTACGTTTATGATATGTATCGTCATGATTACTCTTCAACGAAAACAGCATCTTCTGGTGCTACGAAACTATACGACGCAGATTTCTACGTTGTTAACTCGCAGTATCAGGTATATAAGTGCATCTATAACGGTACATCACCTAGTGATCCTAACGGTAAACCTTCTACTGTTGAACCTACTGGTACCTCCACTTCAATTATCACCACTAGTGATGGTTACCGTTGGAAGTATCTTTATACGATCCCTGTGGGTCAAGTTCTGAAATTCTTCTCCAATGACTACATGCCTGTTCTCAGCGATGTTGCTGTGACTGGTGATGCGGTTGGTGGTGAAATCGACAGTGTTGTGATTCAGGCATCTGGTACTGGTTATAACAACGGTACTTATGAGAACGTTCCCATCAAAGGCGATGGCGTTGGTGGTCGTGTTTCTTTGGTTGTTGACGGTGGTAAGATCGTTTCTGCCACAGTGACTTCTGGTGGTTCTGGATACACCTTCGGTAAGGTTGTTATTGATGAAGTCAACGGTATTGGTGCTGGTACAGGTACTGGTGCTGCTATTGACGTTATCATTCCTCCCGACACTGGTCATGGTTCAGATCCTGGTAAGGAACTGGGTGGTTACAGATGTATGATTAACACGAAGTTCACCTATGATGAAGGATCAGGTGACTTCCCTACTGATAACGACTACCGTCGTATTGGTTTGGTGATTAATCCATATCAGTATGGAACAACCGAACTTACATCAGCGATTACTTTGTCTGCAACAAAGGCAGTAATCTTCTCTCCCACATTCACTGGTCAGTTCCAAACTGACGAGATCATCACTCAGTCTAGAACTATTGGTGGTCAGCAAGTGACTGCTCGTGGTCGAGTGATTTCTTGGAATAACACAACCAAAGTTCTGAAATATTATCAGAACAGAATTGATGGTGTGTTCCCTGAGATTACTGGTAACCTCACCGAGTTTGAAGGTGGTAACCCTGTGACGGGTTCTACCTCTGGTACAACGGCAGACCCTGACATCAACTTCCCTGTTGTGTCTGGTATCTCTACTCGTGTTATTAACAACACTGAGTATGACTTGGGTATGTCATTTACTAATGGTTATGCAAAATCTGAGATTCAACCCAACTCGGGTGAGATCATATATATTGATAACAGAGGCGCGATCTCTCGTGCTGGCGACCAAATCGAAGACATCAAAATCGTAATCGAGTTCTAAGAAATGCCCCAGAATACTAACCTAAACATTTCTCCTTATTTCGATGACTTCGATAAGGATAAAAACTTTTACAGAGTTCTCTTCCGCCCTGGGTTCCCGATTCAGGCAAGAGAACTTACTACAATGCAATCGATCCTGCAAAATCAGGTCGAAGCAATGGGGCAGCACCTATTCAAGGAAGGTGCGATGGTCATCCCTGGTCAGGTCGGTTATGACTTGAACGTGGAATGTATCTTAATCCAGCAAGCGTTCCTGGGTGTAGACGTTGAGACATATAGAACACAACTACAAGGTAAGATCATTGAAGGTCTGACCACTGGTATTAAAGCGAAGGTATTGTATTCCATTCCTGCCACTCAAAGTGAGCGTGGATACATTACATTCTATATTAAGTATATTGAATCAGGTGATACCACATCTGATGTAACGACAAAGAAATTCCAGAACAACGAACAGTTAGTTGCTGAACAGGAGATTACTTTCGGTAACACCCTGATCGAAACTGGATCACCCTTTGCTCAGATGCTTCCAGTAGAGGCCGCCCTTGTCGGTTCTACTGCTTATATTAGCGAAGGTGTTTATTTCATCCGTGGACACTTCGTTGACATTCCCTCCGAATATATCATTCTTGACCAGTACACAAACAACCCATCATACAGAGTCGGCTTCGAGGTTAGCGAGTCAATTATTACACCAGAGGACGATCCGTCTCTTACGGATAACGCCATTGGTGCGTCCAATTACTCTGCTCCTGGTGCTCACAGATTCAGAATCAAGACTCAACTTGTCAAGAAACCCATCAACGATGAGACAGACAAGAACTTCATCGAACTTCTGCGAATCAGAAATTCAACCGTCGAGAACTTCGTTGATCGTACAGAGTATAACGAGATTGAAAAATCGATTGCTCGTAGAACCTATGAGACGCACGGCGACTATGTTGTCGATACGTTCGATGTCCGTGCAAGAGAACACCTAAATGATAATTTCAACAACGGTGTGTTCACACCTGGTCAAACTTCTCCTGATGGACAAGTAGCATCTGAGCAATTTGCTGTTCTTGAAGTTGGTCCTGGTAGAGCATATGTAAAAGGTTATAGAACTCAGATTCTTGCACCTACCTATGTTGACACTCCAAAACCACGTACATTTGTAGGACGCAATAACCAGATTGTTCCTGTTGATCTCTCACAAAGAGTAGAAGTATATGATGTTTGGGGATGGCCACGTATCTCTGGTGAGAACGTAACAGAATGCTATCAAACTATTGACCTTAGAGATGACTGGACTGGTACTGGTCCTTCTAATAATGTTCAGGGTAACTTGATCGGTAAGGCAAGAGTCCTTCAACTTGAAAAAGATGGCAACAAGTATAACTTGTTTGTCTTTGACATTCAGATGTTTACTACTCTGAACTTTGCATCTTCACAAACCATCATTGATGGTGAGATGCTAGTTGGTCGTTCTTCTGGTGCCAGAGGTTATGTATACTCTGCTGCTGCTGACTATGCACTTGTTCACCAGGTATCTGGACGTTTCCAGAATGGTGAAGTTATCGAGCGTGATGGTCGTGTGTTAGATGTATTGAATGCATCTTACTCTTATGATAGATCTGATGTTCGTCAGGTTGTTGGTTATGAGTCAAGCAGTAATGCTACTCCAATCTTCACAGCATCACTTGCTCTGACAGAATCACTGTCATTGCTTGGTAAGACTATCACTGTTGACCAGGCATCTGGACAAGATATTCAAGGTTTCGATACTGAGTTCTCTTCTGACCTTCGTGCTGGTGATGTTATTTCACCAACTAACACGGATTCAAAAGGTACAACCTCACTGCGTGTGAAGCGTATCGATCCTACTGCCGTTGCATTTACAACTAACAACAGAAAAAATACTGGTTTGACCCCAGTGTTTGACTTTGGTACACAGGAAGTAAAAATTGACACTAGTTTGACTAAGGGTAGTATTACTGATGCAGAATATCCTGCAACTCAGTTTACTCGTTTGCGTCCTTACTTCTTCGAGAAAGACAACAGAGATGGCGAACTCGCTATCGATATGCCAAAGCGTGCTATCAAGTCAGTCTCTGATGAATCATTCACTGTTATCAAAACGTTTGCAAACAAACCACTTTCCTCTGGTGATGTGACATTCACACTGCCTGAGAACGAACAGTTTACTACTCTTGATGGTGAAAACTACAACCTCACTATCACTCAGGGTGCTAATGACAACACTGGATATGGATGGGTAGTTGGTACTAACCTAGACATTGAAGCAGAATATGAAAAACAGTCTCCTACTATTGGAGTATCGTTTGGTGCTAATAGACAGTCATTGCAGATCACTGGTCTGAATGATGGTTCTGGTGGTACTGTCAATAACATTTCTAATGTTACATTGACTGCTGCTGTATCTGTCAACACTGTATCTAAGAAGATTAAGACTGCTGCGAAGATGAGGACCATGAAGGTCATTCGCACTAGAAACCAAAATGATGTGACAAACTACGGTTTGGCATATGGTAACCTATATGGAACACGTATTGAAGATGAAGAGATTTCATTCGCACTGAATGATGTCTACGATCTCCATGCAGTATTTGAGTCAGAAGATGACGATGATGCAAAAGTTCCTTATGTTACTCTGACCGAGAACGTCTTCTATGACAATGGTTCTGTGGTTGTTGGTAGAACATCCAACGCCAGAGCAAGAGTTGTAGCATTCAACTCTAACAACAACAGACTATATGTTGTTCCTGTAAGTACAGAGTTCTTCCAGACTGGCGAAACTATTGATGGTTTTGATAATGATCTGAATGCCTTAGTTGGTGTTATTGATGACAGCGAAGGTTCGCTGGAAAGAGGATCTAAAAATATTACCAGTAACTTCTACTTAGATACAAACACCACGTCATACTATTATAGTGTGTCGAAGATGGTGAGAAAGGCAGGTACATCAGAACCTAAGCGTAAGTTAGCAGTTGTATTTGACTACTTCATTCATGAAGCATCAGGTGATTACTTCACTAACCAGTCATACACTGGTATCGGATTCTCTGAGATTCCTAGAACCCGTGGTGATCGTAACTCACAGTATCTTACTGACACACTTGACTTCCGTCCTGCTGTTGGTGAACTAGCATCAGGTAGTGGTACTGTTGAACAACCTTTCTTTGTGAACTGTAAGTCTCTGGACTTCCCATCTCGTGTGTTCACATCAGCAGGTGGTGCTGGTGGTTCGACCATCTTTAATATTCCTAAGGTAGAAGATCAGATTCGTTTGGATTACGAATACTATCTCCCACGTCAGGACAAACTGTTCATGGCACATGATGGTGATCTGAAACTTTCCAAGGGTGTTCCTTCCGAAGATCCAGCAGAAGCAGATGACCTTGACAATGCCATGTTGTTGGCGAAGATTAGATATGAACCCTATGTGTATGATGTAGAAGATGATATTGTCATCACCCTACACCAGCAACGTCGTTACACGATGGAAGACATCGGTAACATGGATCGTAGATTGCAGTCTCTGGAATACTACACATCTTTGTCACTCCTAGAAGCAGATGCTAGAAATGCGAAAGCATATGACTCTGATGGTTTTGATAGATTGAAGAATGGTTTCTTGGTGGATGACTTCACCGACCACTCTACTTCTGACACTGAGAACCAAGATTATAAGTGTTCTCTCGACTTCACTGAGGGCATCCTCCGTCCATCACACTACACTTCTAACGTTTCATTACTGTATACTCAATCACTTTCCAGCAACTTGGTGTATTGGAGAGAGAACCCTGCACTGGGTGATAGAAAGGGTGCCAACATCCTGACTCTTCCATATGAAGAGATTGCTATCATTGTTCAACCTTATGCATCTCGTTTGGAGAATGTGAACCCATTCAACGTGTTTACGTTCATTGGTCGTATTGATCTCCTTCCTGCATCTGATGACTGGACCGACACCCGTCGTGTTCCTGCTCGTGTGACTACTATTGAAGGTAACTTCCGTGCCACTCGTGAAAGACTTGGTACAAACAATAGAGGTTTTGCTCCTGTTCAGTGGCGTTCTTGGAGAACGGCATGGACTGGAACACGTAGAAGTAATACAAGAACATGGAGAGAGACATCATTCTCCCGTGGTGTTCCTAGACGTATTCTTCAAGGATCTACTACTGTTACTACACGTCGTCAGGTTAGATCTGGTACAAGAATTAGAGTTGTTCCTAGAATTGACCGTCGCTCCTTGGGTGATAGTGTCATCGACAGTACATTCATCCCATGGATCCGCTCTCGTAACGTTGGTTTCGACGTTGAGCGTGTGAAGCCAAAGACCAGAATGTATGCATTCTTCGATAACGATAACATCCAGAACTATATTGTTCCTAAGTTGATCGAAATCGTCAAGAACTCTTCTGAGGATAGTAACACCAACGAGACTCCATTTGTTATTGGTGAGACCATCTATGGTTTGAGATCTGGTTGTAGGTTCAGAGTTGCTGCACCTAACAATGATATGGTAACCAACCCATACTCAGCAACTAATGATGCTCTGCCTGATTCTTATGCATCGCAGACTTCTGTCATTAACATCGATACTAACATTCTTGCTGCTACTGTTAACCCTAACTTCTATGGTAACTTCTCAGTTGGTGAAGTATTAGTTGGTAACACTTCTGGCGCTCGTGCAGTTGTTAAGGACCGTCGTCTAATCTCCGACTTGGTTGGTAGTATTAAAGGTGCTTTCTTCATTCCTAACCCTGCAAACAACTCTAACCCACGTTGGGCAACAGGTTCGAGGGTGTTCAGATTATCCTCCTCAGAGCAGGATAGCAGACTCCCTGGTGCCGTTGATTCTGCTGCTGAGGCAGAATATACCGCCAGAGGTACATTAA